CGCCGTCCACCGGCACGCGCTTTGGTCTCATCTTCCGTTCGGGTTCTCGCCGGGGATTCGGGCGCTTCCCGATTGTCGCCAGTTGAACTTGATGCAAAAGCTCCTCGACACGCTTGTTGAGAAGCAGGTCACGCCGCCTGTCATCGCTCCCGCTGGCTACAAGGGCAGGATTGACCTTCGCCGGGGCGGGATCACCTACAAGAGCCCGAGCGGGGAATCTCCCGAGTTCTGGCAGAATCCCGGCAACTACCTCGTCGGCGAGGACCGCATCGAGTTCCGCCGTCGCCAAATCAACTCTTCGTTCCATGTCGAGATGTTCCAAGCTCTCGCCTCCGTCCCGATCGGGAAGGAAATGACGGCGGCAGAGGTTCAAATGCGCCAACGGGACCGGCTCACGCTCTTTTCCCCGACCTTCGCGCGAAAGAATCAGGAGTTGAACAACCCCGTGATGCGCCGCGTGTTCGGGATCTTGATGCGCCTTGGAGCGTTCCCGACTCCGCCCCGGCAACTCGTCCAGCTTCGCGACGGCCAACCGTTCATCCCTGACCCGGAAATCGTCTATACCTCGCGCCTTGCCCTGCAACTCAAGGCAATCCACAATGACGCGTATCTCCGCGTGATGGACTCCGTTCTTCCGCTCCTTCCCGTGGCCCCTGACGTTCTGGATCATTTCGACCTGGACAAGATCGTCCGCGACCTGTCCCGCAACGAGGGGATGCGCTCGGATTGGCTCCGCGCTGAAAGGATGGTTTCCGACATTCGCCGCGAGCGTCAACAAATGGAACAACAGGCAATGGAACAACAGGCGCAACTCCAAGAGGCTGACGCGGCGTCGAAACTTCTCAAGGCTGCATGAGTCTACGTGTCGAGGACATTCTTTTTTCTCCCGGCCCGGACGAGTCGCCGGAATCGCACGCGGAACGGGTTCGCCAACTCACCACGATCATTGAACGCGTTCTTGATAATTCGAGCGGTCACGAACTGGTGAACATGCTCCTCGAAGCTCGCAACCCGGTCCTGTCCCGCTTTGAGCCGGGAGGCGATGCGCTCGGCGCTGCCTTCCGTGACGGACAAGCGGACGTGATCGGATTCCTTTTGATCCACGGCACAAGCCTCGGGATCGCAAATAGCAAAACCACAATACCATAAATATGAGCGACGCAACCCCAGTTCAAATGACGAAGCATTTCCGGCAGAAGTTGGATGACACGCTTCAACTCCTGAAAGGTGAAAGTGACCCCAAAGCCCCTCACGCCTCGGCGCGTTCCTCCCGCGAACGATCCATCGCCATCACGAAGATTCAGGAAGCCATCATGTGGCTCGGGATGGACCTGAAAGCCATCAACGAGGAGAACCCCGGCGCTTCGCCGAATCCCTACCCGGCCAGCTACGACCCCTCCTCGCCCGTCATCGAACCCACCGCTGACGGACTCAAGCTCTGATCATCACAAGGCCATGACCAACCCCACCGAAACCATGAAGGCCGCGCTACTCCGCGCGGGAAAGACCGTGCCGGAAGACGCCAGCGCGGACGACATCGAGCTGATGCACCTGGAGCTTGAGGCGGAAGAGGAGGCGCTTGCCGCTCCGAAGATGCCAGAGAAGCAGGAGGCGAAACCCGAGAAAGCGAAGGGTGAAACCTACCTTTCCGCCCTCGCTCGTCTTCAAACGCCCGAAGCCGGTTCCAAAACCCCCGCCGTGATCGAGTGGGCTCGGGCCAATCTCTCCAAGAAGGAGTTCAGCGAGCGATACCCGAATCTGTGATGAACACCCAATACCTCCAACGCCTCACCCCTGAAAAGCGAGAGAAGCAAATCGAGCGAGCGGCGTTTCATCGCCTCATCGCCTCTCATCGCCACGGATACGGATCTGGCTTCAGTCGCGAGAACCTTCGCATTCAAGGCAAAGTAGCCCGCCTTAACGTTCAGTTCTGACCATGAGCATCGAAGCACCTCCCGCACCAGCGACCAAGCCGCCTCTCGGTGTAATGCCGGAGCATATCCACTGCATAAGGAGATTCGATGATCTTGCGCGAGCCATCTACGAATACCGCCTTGCTGGACTCACTCCCAACCATGAGTGGGTGAATGAGCTTTTCAGAATCTACGCCATGTCTTTCAACGATCCGAAATGAGTGAAGAAGCCGCAACCACTACCGAGGCCGCGACCACTACGGAAGCCGCCGCGACTACCGCCGCAAGCTCGGCCAATCCCTACGGCGGAAGCGCCGTCCCTCAACTCATCGGCGAGGGCTTCACCTTCGTTGATGGATGGGCCGACAAGCTCGAAGGCGAGAAGTTCGACAAAACCCGCGCGATGCTCTCGCAATTCAAGAGCTTGCCGGATCTCGCGAACAGCTTCCACGAACTTCGCTCGTCGTTCTCGAAAAAGACCGAAGGACTCGTCAAGCTCCCTGGCCAAGATGCGAGCCCCGAAGATGTCGCCGCGTTCCGCAAGGCCCTCGGCGTGCCCGACTCGCCGGACGGCTACGAAATCCCGACCCCGCAAGGCTTGCCGGACGGTTTCGAGTTTGACCCGGCATCGCTCGCCCCGCTCAAGGAAAAGGCTCACGCTCTCGGAATTGCTCCCGCGGCACTCGCGGAATTGGTCGCGTTTCAAGTCCAGTCCGAAGCTGCCGAAGTCTCCCGCCTCACCCAGGAGGCAATCGAGAAAGGCAAGGCCGCACAGGAGCAACTCCGCAAGGAATGGGGCCAGAACTACGACAAGAACCTTGCCCTGTCCGAGCGCGTCAAGCTCACGGGCGGAGGACTGCCGGAGGATCATTGGGGGCACCATGACCCACACGTCCAGCGCCTTCTTGCGTCTCTCGGCGCGAAGCTCTCGGAAGGCTCGATGTCCGCGCACGAAGCCGCCGTTGCCAACCTCGGACCCGGCAACGCTGCCCGTGATGTCGTGATGAATCCCGACAATCCGCTTCACAAAGCCTATCACGATTCCTCCCACCCGAACCACGAAAGCGCCATTGCTCAATACCGGGCGCTTCTCGCGGAACAACACCGCAAGGACTGATTCTCTCGCCACCTCCCCGGCCCACAGAAAGGCCCCGTCTCCGGTTTGTCGTTTTTCCGGGGGCGGGGCTCTTTTTTTGAAAATAGTCAGTTGACTTCTGGCCGACTCGCCCCCCGGTCCGCAATAGTTCTTGAAGGCCCCGTGATGGGACAACCGGAAAGGCAACGCCACACAGCGAGGCCCGAATTCCCGGACAACCGAGCAGGCGGAGAAATCCACCTCTTACCCATCACACAACATGGCTAATCCTCATACCATTCCCGACGAATTCCGCACGGAGTTCTCTACCGTCGTCGAATATTCGATCCAGCAAAAGCTGTCGAAATTCGCCCCCAAGACCAAAACCGACAACTTCAAAGGCGCGGAAAAGGTCTACACCAAGCAGGAATCGACCTCGATGGAGCGGCGCACCGGTCGCCTTCGTCAAACGTCGCTGAATGAGAACACCTATCTGAACCGCAAGGCGTTCAAGGTCGAGTTCTCGAAACACTTCATCTTCGACAAGTGGGACCAAGAAAAGCTCGGCGAGATCGGCCTTCCCGATTCCGAGACGGTCACGGACCTCAAGAGTGCGTGGCAACGCGCGATTGATGACCTCATCATCGAGGCTGCTACCGGCAACGTTTACGGCGGACTGCACCCTTACGTGACCCCGATTGCTCTGCCCGCCGAGCAGAAGGTCGCCGTCAATTACAAGGGAATTGGCGAGACCGCCGGCAACTGTCACCTGGTCCCTGCGAAGCTCATTCGTGCCGCCGCGATTTTCGAGGCGAACGAACTCGACCCGCACGAAAACGAAACCTTCGTCGCCATCAACCCGACCGCGAAGGAGCAGCTTCTCCAATACGTCTCGGATGCCACGAACGACGTTTGGGCGAAAATGTGCATCCCGTGGCTCGAAGGCAAGGAGTCGAAGCTTTTTGGCTTCACTCCCGTCATGTCGAACCGGCTCGCCTACGACTCCGCCAACGAGATCGACACTCTCTTCGCCTGGAATCGCGACTGCGGTATCTGGATCGCCAACGAGAAGCTGGAAATCCGCATGAGCATTCGGGACGACTTGGAGCACGCGCTTCAAATCTCGGCTTACGGCCAGATGTCGGCGCACCGTCACGATGAGAAGGGCGTCGTCCAAATCTCCTGCGACCGCCTCCTCACCTGATCTGAACCCCTCACACTGAAAGGACAACCACACTATGGCATCCATTGACACCGCAGAGCGCACCGCTCAACTTGAATCGGCCTACAAGCGCGAAGTCTCTCCCGACTTCCGCACGCTTCAAGCTCCGCTTCGCATCGCTCGTTTTGGCACCATCACCCTCACGGCTGACTCCGTGACCGCGAACGACACAATCGTTCTTGGTTCGCTCGGAATGGGCGGAACGATCATCCCGGAAGCGTGCCGTATCGTCGGCACGGCGGGGAGCGTGCAAGGAACGTTCAGCCTTCAAAAGGTTGACGCAGCCGGAACCGCTACCGCAATCACCGGGCTCGCAACCCTCGCCACTGACGAAACCGCCGTTGCTTTCCTCAAGAAGGCCGGGGCTCGCACGGGCGCGGCGTTCGCCGCAACCGACTACCTGCAACTCAAAATCGGCACCGCTACCGCTCTCGCGGCTGGTGACACGATCGAGTTGTATCTGGCTTACACCAGCAACGAAGCGGTCTAACCGCCTTACGCGCCTCCGTAGTGCTTTCGGGCATTGCGGAGGCGCTCTCTTTTTCAATCGCGGGATAGTCTAGCGGTAGGACGCTGGACTCATAATCCAGAAACGCGGGTTCGATTCCCGCTCCCGCAACTCTCCCCACCATGACCCCGACCGACATCTGCAATATTGCCCTGTCCCGCCTGGGGCAAGCGGCAATCAATGACATCGGGGAGCACTCGCGCGATGCTATCGCGTGTCGGGCGCATTTTGAGTCGGTCCGGGATTCTCTGTTGCGCTCGCACGCTTGGGGTTTTGCTACGGGCCGTGCAGAGCTTTCCGAGACCGACTCTCCCCCCGTCTTTGGGTGGGATTTTTCGCACGCCCTCCCCGCCGATTACCTCCGGCTGAACACGTTCAACGGTCGCCAGGCTGACCTTTGCCCGGAGGATTACGAGATCGAGGGGCGCTTGATCCTCTCCGATTCGGAGGTTGCGCGAATTACCTATGTGAAGCGCATCACCGATACCAATGCTTTCGACCCTTCCTTTGTCGAGGCTTTTGCGCTCAAGCTAGCCGAGGCCATCGCTATCGCCGTAACCGGGATGCCGGACAAAATGGCGGATATGGCCGCGCTTTCGGAGCGCCATCTTGCAAGCGCCGCATTTGTCGATGCTGGCGAGTCTCGCGCCTCGATGGCTGACGCTCTTTCTGATTCGGACATTCTTCGTTCTCGAGGGATGACCATGAATTACGACCCTTACCCAACGCTCCCTTGATGCCTTCGGAAACCGACATTGCCAATCGTGCTCTTTCGCTTCTCGGGCAACCCGCTCTTGTTGCGCTGGATGACGGCACGGCGAACGCTCGCGCGATTGGCGTCCATTTTGAGACGGTCCGGGACACGCTCCTCCGCTCTCACCCGTGGGCTTTCGCAACGGCCAGGGCGGAATTGTCGGCGCTCTCGGAAGCTCCGGCGTTCGGATGGGCTTACGCCTACGCCTTACCTGCCGACAATCTCCGGCTCCTGACCCTGAACGGGATGGATTGCGAGGAGTTCCGGGACGCTTGGGAGATTGAAGGGCGGTCCTTGCTATGCAATTCCTCGACGGCTCAAATCACCTACGTCCGGCGCGTCACTGATCCCGCGGAGTTTGACGCCAGCTTTGCCGACGCCTTCGCGAAAGCCCTCGCCGAAGCGGTCGCGCTCGTCATTACGGGTTCTCCTCGGGATGAGTCGCGCATGGAGAAGCGGGCGCGTGAGGCAATCGAGGCCGCGGCGTTTCACGATGCGCAAGAGTCGGGGGCGCGGGTTGAAAGCCCGTTCCCGGATCATTGCGTGAGGCGCGGAGGCTTGACGCTGGAATCACTCAAGGGTGACAAGGGCGATCAGGGGGACGCTGGACCGCAGGGGCCGCAAGGCGAAACGGGGCCAACCGGCGCGACTGGTCCGCAAGGAATTCAAGGCGAGACCGGGCCAACCGGACCTCAAGGCGCTACCGGAGCCACGGGCGCGACTGGCTCGCAAGGTCCAGCCGGAGACACGGGACCAACAGGACCGACCGGCCCGAAGGGGGACAAGGGGGACAAGGGCGACACGGGCGACGATGGGCCAACCGGTCCGACCGGTGCGACGGGGCCAACCGGCGCAACTGGTCCAACGGGGCCAACGGGCGCAACCGGTCCGACTGGCGCTACGGGTGCCACAGGAGCAACGGGTGCCACAGGAGCAACGGGGGCGACCGGTCCAGCCGGAGCCGACGGCACGAACGGAAGCGACGGCCTAGACGGTGATTTCTACGGGCTTGAATACAAGTTTTCGACCTCGACCACAAACAGCGATCCAGGGGCGGGCTATCTCCGCTTTGACAACGCAACCCTTTCGAGCGCGACCCGGCTTTACATCGACGACGAAACCAACGGGGCTGTGAACGTGGATAACTATATCGGCCAATGGACGGCGGTTAGTGATTCGACCGTTCGCGGCACGTTGATGATTCAGAAGAAAACGGACCTCACCGTTTGGCGCATCTATCACCTGACCGGGATTGGCTCCGTTCCTTCCGGTTACAAGGATCTCGCGATTACGCATCAGGCGGGGAATGGGAGCTTTTCGGCGGATGATGTGCTGTTGGTGCAGTTTTTGCCGAGTGGAACGAAGGGGGATGCGGGAGCGGATGGGGTTTCTCAGGGGATGCCTTACCTTTTCGACTCATCGACGACAATGGCAGATCCCGGCGCAGGAGATTTTAGATTCAACAATGGGGCGGTTGCCTTTTCAAGCTCAATTGCCATATCTGTTACGGATGCCAACGCAAGCTCAAGGGCCGTTGATTTGTCGTTTTTTAACTCTACCTCAACTGACAAAGGGTTAATCATTTTTGAAAAAGTTGGAGACGCTTCAACTAGAATTGCGTTTTATGTAAGTAGCTATACCGATAACACAACTTGGGTGCAGTTGGGTGTAGCGGGCGGTAGCGCAATCGGGTCAATTTCAAATGGCGACTCGTTTAGGATTATCTTTTCACGGACCGGAGACAAAGGCGATACCGGCGCAGCAGGAGCGGACGGCGGCGGCGCGATCATCCAAACGAAATCATCAACCGTCACCTCTTCCGACTCCACCGCTGCAAATATCCCGCTCGACAATACCCTTCCGCAGATCGGCGAGGGCAAGGAGGTCACGACAGTGGCGATTACCCCCACTTCCGCCACGAACAAAATCAGGGTTGAGGGGA